CGCAGGAACGGCACAGATTGCTTTGCACGTAAACAAGTTCTACGACACGGACGTGCGCCAGGCAGGTGCGCTCGCCTCAGTGTACAACTTCATTGCGTAACAACTAACCTTTGGGAAGCCTGGCAATACGGCTGGGCTTCCCTTTTTTCTCAATGCCATGCGAGTAAGAACGCCACAACCAACAACAGGAACTGACATTATCCCTTTGGCGGATATGAAGGAATTTTTGCGCGTTGACGGTAGCGACGAAGACGACACGATCACGGCATTGATGGATAGCGCGGTATCGCATTGCACCGATTACACGGGCAAGCACTTTACACCAGCTAGCACAGCCTTTTTTTACTTGGAACGTTGGAGGCCAGCAACGTTAGCTTTTGGCCCTGTGAAGACAATTGAAAGCGTCAAATACTACGATACGTCAGGCGTGCAACAAACGCTTTCGACATCCAAGTATTATCACGATGCGATCAGCGGGCGCCCAAAGCGCATTTACTTTCATGACGTCCCTGATTTAGAGGACTACAACAGCACGCCAATTACCATTGAATGCACGGTGGGCGAGTCAGCAAGTCCGAATATCAAACACGCCATGCGAATGTTGGTGGCGCATTGGTATGAAAACAGGCGCGCAGTGATCACGACGACACCCCAGGAAATGCCCCTGGGCGTTCGTGCGTTGCTCAATCCAGAACGAATCATTGACTTGGGACAATGAACATCGGCTACCTAGATAGACGCATTACGTTGGAACTCCGCGGTTCAGGTCTGAACGCGTACGGGGAACCTGACGACACGTGGACAAGCGTGGGCACTGTCTGGGCGGGCATGGATCACGGGAGCGCCACAGGCAAACAAGACTTAGAACAGGACGTTACACGCAACGCTGTGATTTGGCGTGTGCGTTCATCGACTTTGACCCGTCAGGTTACACCAAAATACAGGGTGAATTATGGCGGGGAATATTACAACATTCTTGCTGTCCAGGAACGAGGACGCAAGGATGAAATACGTTTGATCACGGAACGCGTAGTGTCGGAATGATTACGGTTGCAGGAAATAAACAATTTGAAGCACGCCTTAATAAGCTGGCGAACTGGAATCGCGCGGACAAAAACGCCATGCGTAAAATCAACCGCGAATCAGCGAAGATTTACACCAAGACGGCAAAGGGCAATATTAAATCGTTTCACAAGGATATTCACGTACAGCGTGGCGGATCTACGCTAGTTGTTACCAAAGGCCAGATGAAGCGAAGCGTAGGCACGTGGTTGCCTAACAAGTCGGGCACATGGGTTTCGGCTGGCGTGCGCACCAACGCCCTGGGCAAGCGCAACACCACACCAAATAATGACGGTTGGTTCGCGCATATTGTGGAAGGCGGGGATTCATTCGGTATCAAAAAGCGCACAGTCAACACGGGCGTTTTTGAACGTTCGTTGAATGCGTCGATTAACGCAGTCAAGGCAAAGCGTTTTGGACTGTTGAAGCAAGCTTACAAACGTTACATGAAATGAAAGTAGGACTTGCCATATACGAGTTGTTGAACAATGACACGCCCCTTTCGCCATACCTGGCAGGGCGCATCTACCCAGAGCGCGCACCCGAAGGGGCGTCAACGCCTTACGTTGTTTACAGCGTGATCAGCAACCAGCCGTCAGACAACAAAAAAAATACACCCATCGACGAAGCGAACGTAGAAATTTTTAGCGTTGCGAATGGGTACGGCACGGCTAACCTTGTGGCCGATTTGGTGCGGACGGCATTAGATCGCCAGGGAATAAGTGTTGACGTAAGCGCTGGCGCGGTTGACGTGCAATCGATTCGATACACGAACGAGTATAGCGAAATCAGCGACGACCGTAAGTATTACGCTCAAGTACAGGAATACACAATACGCATAACACGTTAATCATGATCACACCAGATTGGTTCACAGAACACCTTGCAGAGCTAGTTTTGGCCTTGCTCGCATTTATCAAAGTCATTGTTAATCTAACCCCAACGGAAAAGGATAACCAAGTTTTTGGTTACCTAGATGTTTTGATTAACATGATGATTAAAGACCGTAAAAAGACAACCCCTAACGAAGATTAAAAATGGCACAGACCACAGGAATTATGAACGGAAGCCAGGTTACCATCATGTTTGGTGATGCTGGCGTAAGCCCCACCTACGTTGTTGTTGACAACGTAACCGATTTGAGCGCTTCACTTTCTGTCGATACGCGCGACACCACGACAAAAAACAATGGCGGTTACAAGGCGCTTTTGCCTGGCCTCAAATCTTTGTCCGTGAATTTCAGCGCCATGTACGCAGATGACGCCACGCAAGGCTTTGCAGAACTCATGACCGCGTACAACGCTGGGACGAAGCAAGCCGTAAAGGTTACGTCATACGATTTCGACGGAAGCGCAGAGAACACAGGCGATCACCGTTTGTCATTTGATGCCTACATTACTTCTGTTGAATGGAGCGCAGGCACAGAAGACAACGCCACGTATTCCTGCACCATGGAATGCGTTAGCACAATCACGTACGAAGCGATTAGCTGATGACAATTACACTTGACGGCAAAACATTTCCAGTGCGTGCAAGTATGCGCGCCTGGCGCAATTTCGAGAATGAAACGGGTTGCAAAGTCGCAAACATTGACAGCGAGGATGTAACGCGCATTCCTGAACTCATGTACTATTTTGTGCAGGAGGGATGTAAGAAGCAAGGGATGGCCTTTGAAATGAACCTTGACGATTTCTTGGGACTTATCGAAGTCGGGGACTTGCCCCAGCTGTCAAAAGTGGTTGAACAGTCTTTGTCTGGAAACAAGGAAAAAAAAACAAACCAGGCAAAGGAGATAAGTTTGAATGGGACAGAATAGAGCAAACAGGGCTGGGCTTTTTACGCCTCAACCCTGATGAACTCTATTCAATGACCTTCAGAGAATTTGACAACGCGGTGCGCGGTTGTGTTGACGCAACAACCAGGGTAGAACAATCAGCCTGGGAGCGTACACGATGGCAAACCGCGTTGTTACTTAATGCCCACACCAAGAAAGGCCACCAGCTAAAACCTAAAGATTTGGCGGTGTTTGATTGGGAAAAGGACACGACAAAAACGAACAAAGTTTCACGCGGATTCGCGCAATTAAAAGCATTGGCAAATGGCTAGATTAGGGGATGCGGTATTGCACATCGGTGCAGACCTGACAGATCTAAACGCAAAACTTGGACAAGCCAAGAAAGGCGTTTCGCAAACAATGGGCAACATTCAAAGGATGGGCGCGGGGTTGACCGCATCCATCACCGCACCCATTGTTGCCCTGGGCGCATCGAGCTTCAAAACGGCACAAGAATTTGAGGCGAGTATGGCGAAGGTGCAAGCCGTTTCAGGTGCTACGGGCGCAGAATTCAAAGCGCTCGAACAGGACGCGTTGCGCCTGGGATCTAGCACAAGCTTTACCGCGTCAGAGGTTAGCGGCTTGCAACTGGAATTCGCCAAGCTTGGTTTCTCGTCAGGCGAAATCACAAAGGTTACTGAGGCAACGTTGAACCTGGCAAAGGCGAGCGGTTCAGACCTTGCGCGTAGTGCTGAAATCGCTGGTGCTACGTTGCGCGGGTTTGGATTGGAAGCCGACGAAACAAGTCGCGTAACTGACGTGATGGCTTCAAGCTTTAGCACGACAGCCCTTGACATGGAGTCATTCGGCGAGGCCATGAAGTACGTTGCGCCAGTGGCCAAAAGCGCAGGACTAAGCGTTGAAGAAACAACGGCCATGCTAGGAAGTTTGGCGAACGCAGGTGTCAAGGGTTCACAGGCGGGAACGGCTTTGCGTCGAATTATCTCAGAACTGGGCGCAACAGGCGGGGACGTTTCAGGCGCAATCAAACAACTAGCCAGCGAGGGCTTGAACCTTGCAGACGCCAAAGATGAAGTGGGGCGATCGGCACAAAGCGCGCTATTGATTTTGTCCAAGTCCACAGATAAAACGGACGAACTCACAGAGGCATACAAGAACAGCCAGGGGAGCGCCAAAGAAATGGCGGGCATTATGGACAACACAAGCGCGGGAGCAATGGCGCGCATGCAGTCCGCAATTGAAGGCGCACAAATTGCCTTTGGTAAAGTCCTTGCGCCAGTCGTGGAAAAGGTGGCGAAGTTCATTGAGAACCTAGCTAACAAATTCACGGGGTTGAGTGATGGCACAAAGAAAACAATTGCCATCGTTGCGGGCGTTGCAGCTGCAATTGGCCCCCTGTTAATTATTATTCCACAGTTGGTCAGTGTGGCGTCAATTGCGGGGCCAGCACTGGCAACAGCCTTCACAGTTATGACTGGTCCAATTGGCCTTGCCATCGGTGCGTTGGGCGCTTTGGTCGGTGCTATTTTCTACTTCTGGGATGAGGTAAAGCAACCGCTAGCCAACGCCATCAACATGTTCATCAACCTGTACAACGAAAACGAAGGGTTGAGAATTGCGATTGCCGTACTGAAACAACAGTTTGTTGCCACGTTCACAATCGCGAAACGCATGGTGATGAACGTTGTCGATTCGTTCACGCTGTTGTTCAAAGCAATTAAAACGGCAATCACGGACGGATTCGGGGCGGGCTTTGACACGCTTCGAAAGGGCATGAAACAGATTGCCCAGGACAACGTGCAAGCGGGGAAAGATGTTTACCAGGGCTTTGTTGATGGCGTCAACGAAGCACGCACCAAAGACCCTGTAGAATTTGTAACAGCCGAAGACCTGGACAAAGGCATGGAGCGCCTAAAAGGTCTGTTCAGTTTCGACATGGGCGGAGGTGGCGCGGGCGCTACATCACCAATGGCGCAGGTAACTGATGACGTGAAAGAGATGGTGCAACCCATGGAGCGCGCAACGCAAGCCGTGGGTGAACTTGACAAGTCATTGCAGGGCGTTGGGCAATCGGTAGCCATGGGCGTGCAACCCATCAGCATGTTGCGCCAGGAATTTGTTGCAGTCATGGACATGAGCCAGGATGTTGCAGGTGCGTTTGTTGGCATCGGTCAGGCAATCGGGGACATGATCAGCGGGGCGGTAACGAAAACTGAAATTTTGGGCAAGGCTGTTGAGGGGCTAGGAATGTTCCTAAAGAAAATGGGTAGCGCGATGGTTGCACAGGCCGTTGCTATGTTGGAATTTCAAAAGTCATTGATTCTGAACCCAGGCAAAGCCATTGCAATGGGTACAGCTTTTGTTGTTGCTGGCGCGTTGCTCGCCAACTACGGGCAACAGTTAAGCGAAGGCGTAGCACTGGCACAAGGTGGCCTTGCCTTTGGTGAAACGATGGCGCTGGTTGGTGATAACCAAGGCGCACAGTTTGACCCTGAGGTGATCGCGCCACTGTCAAAATTGAAGGGCATGATGGGCGAATTTATCGAAGGCGCAGTTTCTGACGACCTAGGCAAAATAAATGAACGATTGGCAACGATGGGCACAGCGCCAGAGACCACGTTCAAACCTGACGTCATGAGTTCATTGATGAAGCTTGACAAGTCCATGCAAAGTGAAGCCGTCCAGATTTACGGGCGCATCAGCGGAAGTGATATTTTGTTGTCAAACACGCGCGCAGAAAGAGACCGCAACCGTTACGCATAATGGCTTACATATACGCACAGTCCACGTTTGAACGCATCAATGGCGATGCGGTTACAATCAAAATCATTCACAACATTGCGGGTTCAGATACGTCTGTAACATTTGACGTTGACCCGGTAGGGTATACGCTCGAATACGTGGGTGAAGATGACAAGCACTTGCGCCCTGGCATTGTAGGGAGTAAATGCACAATCAATACCATTTGGCAAAATACTGCATTACTCAATGTTATGATTACGCTGTTGACAGCTGCCGAAGAAGGAGATTGGAT